TTTCAAGCTTGCTCAATCAGTAGAGCCAGTGAGAGGTGCAAGGATTGCGGCTGCTGTAATTCGTAAAGGAAAGGTTGTGTCTTTTGGTTATAATCATAAGAAGACACATCCCTTTCAAGCTAAGTTTTGTAAGAACAAGGATGCTGTATTTTTCCATGCTGAAGTTCATGCCATCAAGAATGCTCTAAAAATTATTTGTGTGGATGACCTATCAAAATGTGACTTATATATTGTCCGGGCAAAGAGAGATAGATATAATAAGAGGTGGCTCACTGGTTTATCAAAACCATGTATTGGTTGCCAAAAGTGTATTGACTTATTTGAATTAAATAGTGTATACTATTCTAAAGAAGGAGAAATTTAGTGAGAGTTGAAGTGCGTAATAATAATATTGATGGAGCATTGCGTGTTCTAAAGAAAAAGTTACAACAAGATGGTTTATTCAATGAGATGAGAAACAGAGAAGCCCATGAGACTAAGGGTGAAAAGCGTCGAAGGAAGAAAGCTTCTGGTCGGCAACGATGGCTCAAAGAACAATCAAAGAGGCTAGATGAGTATGGATTCTGAAATCGAAGAGAAAACAACAAGAACAGCAGAGATTGAATTAGAAACACACCAAATTGCTACTAAGACAACTACTCCATTACATACCACTGATTGGTATATCAAATGGGTTTCGTCGATTATTCTTATGGTAGGTATGATTCTTGCTGCAAACAATCTGTTTCCTTGGAACATTGTTGTGCAGTGTATAGGTATTGCAGGATGGTTGATTGTTTCTATTATGTGGAATGATCGTGCGTTGATGATTGTCAATGCAGTTGGTATTGCCATTCTGTTTAATGGTTTAGTTGCACATTGGTTAAGAGGATAAATAGAACAATGGCTAGAAAGATTACATCCAAGACTGACAACAAAGGTTGGACTGACCCCTCTAAGAAGAAGGTTCGCAAGAAACGCAAACCTATGACAGAGGAGCAGAAGGCAGCTGCCGCTGAACGTCTTGAGAAAGCCCGTGCTGTTCGTGCTGCTAAGAACCCCGACTATGGTATGACTGGCATTCATGAGAATTTGCGTGACCTACCAGATGACTATCCAATAACACCAAAGAAAGTGAAGGGATGGATCAAGACACAGAAAGAACTTGCATCTATGGAACGTAAGAATGAGAAGAAAAATGTGAAAGGCGCAACTGCTCGTAAAACATCCCATGAAGCATATGTTCGTAATCTACAAAAATATCTAAAGGATGGTGATTATGTGGATATGTTTTATGGAGAACATCAAGATAAAATAATAACTAACAGATGTATTGCTCAAGCTTACTATTGGGAAGGACCGAAAAAGGGTCAGCCAAAGTTTGATGTTGGCACATACTACCCACTTTTAGGAACAGTCTACACTCAAGAAATGTTTAACGAAGATAGAGGTATTAGTGATGAAGGAAGACCAGAAGGAAAACCCAAGCGCAGAAAACGTAATAAAGGGCCCGTGGAAACTAAAAGGAAAAAAGGAAGTCGTAGTTCCTGACCTTGATGTTATTGCTCTGCAAGAAAATCTTATGTTTGCTGATGATTTGACAGAATCTTGTTTGGTGCAGATGATACATACTATGGGAGAGAATGGTGTTGACATTGGTGACAAAGAATTCGTTAGGGATATCGGATTTGTCATAGAGACAGTCAAGGGCACAATTTACCGTGATATGGGTTTGTCGCATCCTATCAACAGGGTCATGGAAATGCTGACAAAAATTAATGTTGATGATAAGAACAGCATGAATAGTCAGGTTGATATGGACTTGCTTGAAAAAGTTACTATTGATGAGTCTGATACAGACGAAGAACCAACACCCGCATGAGGTTATAATGATTTTAGTTGATATGAACCAGATTAGTCTGGCAAGCGTGATGATGCATTTGAACATTACAAAGAGAGGTAGTGTTGATGCTGGTATGGTTCGCCATATGATTCTCAATTCTCTTCGCATGTATCGTGAGAGATTTTTTGATGAGTACGGTGAGCTAGTTATTTGCTATGACTCTAAACACTATTGGCGCAGAGATATTTTTCCCCAATATAAAGCAGGACGCAAGAAGACTAGAGATTCATCCAGTCATGATTGGAATGATATTTTTGAGTTTCTAAATGTATTCAAAGATGAGATGATTGAGTTCATGCCCTACAAGGTACTGGAAGTTTATGGTGCAGAGGCAGATGATATCATCTATACTCTGACACATGAATTTGAATATGATAACGGCAAGACACTAATCTTGTCTGGTGACAAGGATTTCATTCAGTTACAGAGATATAAAAATGTCACACAATATAGTCCAATCACCAAGAAATTTATTGATGGAATGGTATGGAACGAATATCTAGATGAGCATATTCTAAGAGGAGACACTGGTGATGGTGTTCCTAATGTTCTGTCACCAGATAATACCTTTGTAGATGGATTGCGTCAGCGACCATTAGCTAAGAAGAAAATCCAATCATGGGTTGAACACAACATTGAAGATGTTCTGCCCAATGATGAGGTGAAGCGTAATTTCCAAAGAAACAAGAAGCTTATTGATTTAACAGAAGCTCCTCAAGAGTTATTCATGGAGATAACACAAACGTGGGCAGAAGCAAAAACCAACCCTCGTAGTAAACTACTAAATTATTTTATACAAAACAGGTTGAGTGACCTGATGGATTGCATAGGAGATTTTTAATGCCATACACACCACTATTTCACGAAATTCTAGAAAAAGTATCAAAACTAAAATCAAAAAAACAGAAGGTTTCTTATTTGAAGGACCACAATACGCCAGCACTTCGCATGGTTTTGAAATCATCTTTTGATCCCAGTATCATTTGGGCACTTCCTGCTGGTGAAGTTCCCTTCAAAAGAAATGGGGCCCCCGAAGGAACAGAGCATACCTTACTTGCTGCTGAAGCAAGTAGATTATATCATTATGTTCAAGGTGGGAACAATGCACTTTCTCAAAATAAAAGAGAGTCCATGTTTGTTCAATTGTTGGAAGGCTTGCATCCATCTGAAGCAGACGTTCTTGTTTCTGCTAAAGACAAGTCGCTACATAAAACATACAAAGGATTGTCTGATAATGTAGTCAAAGAGGCTTTTGATTGGGATGACAACTATATGGTTGTTGACCATGAACGGCATGTATCAACAAGTGGACCAGCAAACATTGCAAGCAGAATTTAAAGAACTAGAATATGTTGCTGCTGATTTTCTAGAAAAAGAAGACTTTGAGTCAGCAGCTAAATGTTATAGACAATTGGTTGTGGATGACCCATATGATGCTAGAGCATATTATAACTTGGCAATCATACTGCATGACTTATCTAAGTTTGCAGAGTCTCTTGCTTGCTATGAGCAATCAATAAAACTAGGATACCACAATCCTGCCAGAGCAAATTTGAATACTGGCATGAACTATCTTAAAATGGGAGACTTCAAAAGAGGATTTCATTATGTTGACTTGAAGTCAGATGGTGCGTGGAGATTAGGAAAAAACTTTGCTTTCAATCAAGAGAGGCTGTCTCACATTGAGTTGTGGGATGGCCAATCTCTTGAGGATAAAACCATACTGATATATTGTGAGCAAGGATTTGGTGACAACATACAGTTCAGTCGATATGTATCAGAGGTAGCAAAATTAGGTGGTAAGGTTATATTCTCTTGCTACAAGGAACTTTATGGTATATTCAAGGATAGTCCCATCCTAAAGAATGTGAATGTTGTTCAAGGTGGTTTACAAGACATTTCAGATGTAGACTTCAAAATCCCTCTGTTGAGTATTCCTAGAATTCTGGAAGCCACCATCAAAAATATACCTCATGCTGATGGTTTCCTGTCAAAAACTTATCGTAAGGATTGGAACCTGTCTTCTGGGGGCATCAATGTAGCGTTGGTGTGGGAGTCGAGTGGACTTGACACTAGACGTTCTATACCCCTTGAAACGATACTACCTCTCTGTGAGCTTCCTAGCGTCAATATGATAAGCATACAGAAGGGCAGTGCTATGTTTGACTATCGACGCAATCCAGAACTCAAAGACCTCTTACCAAGCGTTGGTGAGAGAATAAAAGACTTCTCTGATACAGCCGATATCCTGTCTCAAGTAGACTTGTTGATATCGACAGATACTGCACCTATTCATATGGGTGGAGCGTTAGGTATTCCAACGTGGGGGTTACTCCATTACTCTGCTGATTGGCGTTGGTTCAGAGAAAGAGATTATCCCGATACCAGTCCTTGGTACGAATCAGTGCGAATCTATCGTCAAAAAGAACCC